CGGGTGCGATTGCCCGTGCGACCACCACGCGGACGAGCGCGGGCCCGACTGCGAAGTGTGCCTCGCGTGTCGCATCGGAGAGGCGGTCGGGAAGTGAGTTCGTGCAGAGCAACGAATGGGAAGTGATTCAACGTACCTACGTGGCGCGAAAGTGAAGGTGTATAATGACAGCTAAGCTGTACGAGGCGCTTGCGGCTGCTCAGCTCGAGATGGGGGCAGCCATCAAGGACTCTCAAAACCCCCAGTTCAGGTCACGCTATGCGGACCTTGCCAGCGTGTGGGAAGCATGGCGGCAGGTAGGACCGAAGAACGGCCTAAGCATCATCCAGCGCGTACAGGATGCTGGCGAGCGTACAGGCGTTCTGATTGAGACCATCCTGGCGCACTCCTCAGGGGAGACGCTGTCTACTACGGCGTTCTTCCCACTGGGTGCCAAGCATGACGCTCAGGCCTACGGGTCGGCCATCACCTACGGAAGGCGTTACTGCATGGCCGCTATGGTTGGTATCGTCCAGGACGACGATGACGGGAATGCAGCGTCCGCCCCTACCGGGAAAGACCCTGTGGTGATGATGAAGGAGAAGGCCGACCAGCTACGGGCCAAGGGAGACGTGGAGGGCATGCGAGCTCTAGCGAACACCGACGTGGTGGCCTCCCACCAGAGGCTTGCCGAGTATCTTCAGAAGTCGATTGATGCAGTGAAAGCAGCGAAGAAGGAGCAACAGAAATGATCGTGATGACCGTAACCGGAAACCTCACCCGTGACTGCGAAGCGAAGACGACCCCGTACGGGAAGGAGGTATCCGTATTCAGCGTGGCGTCCAATGTGGGGTATGGTGAGAAGGCCACATCCCAATTCGTGGAGTGTGAGTACCACGTCGCTTCGGAGAAGTTCCGAGCGATGCTTACGAAGGGCTCCAGGGTCACGGTGGTGGGCTCCGCAGTCCTGAAGCCAGGGAAGGACGGGAGCAGTGTGAAGGTGTACCTGAAGGTGTTTGAGGTGCATGTGCAGTCTCAGAAGCCACAGGACAGCTCTCCGACGTTCTCAGATGTGACACCACCTCCTGTACGTAGGGGTAAGCCTGCGCCGGCTCCAGCGGACCCGTTCGGGGATGATGACTACCCCGAGGGCACTGGGGTTTGAAGGCTTCTTTCTCGAAGGTAGCCCTACTTCAGGCCTGCCAGTACTGGGCGAGAGACGATGTACAACTTGTTGACCTTTCGACACCGAGGGCTAAGAAGGCGATGGAGCGAGGCAATCGCATCCACGCTCTCCTGGACGAGCAGATTCGCTATGGGGACCTATCGGCTCCTTGCGTTCAAGATGCGCTCCTGGATCCGGGAGGCACTACGTTTTGGGTCCGGTCAGAGCTTGCCTGCGGCATACGTCTATCCGATGAGACAGCGCACATCCTGTACGACGTGCGAGACCGCCAATATCCTGACGGCATGTTCTGTGGGACAGCTGACCTTGTGGCTGTTGGAGAAAGACGACTCCTCGTGTGTGACTGGAAGACTGGACGAGTGTCGCTTGGACACCTTCCCCAGGTCAGGGCTCTTGCCTCTGTCATCGCTACTGCTCTTGCTTTCGAGGGCCAGTACACAGTCGAGTGTCTGGTGTTTTACATCGGCGACGACCTTCGACAGATCCACCATTCGGCCGATATCCTGGTGCCAAGCGAGGTTTCCGACCGATTTAGACACCTGACATACCTAGCGCAGCGCGTGCCGGACTCGCTCCCCTTCGCCGGGGACCACTGCAAGTCCTTCTACTGCGACCACCGAAGCCTCTGTACCGAGTTCAGCAAGAACGCACGATTCAGGTGAATGAATGAGCAGGCGACAGACTATCGCAAGCGTTGCGTCAGAGGAGGCGATTGTCTCCGCCCTGCTTAGTACCCGTCGAGATGCCGTCCCCCTCCTGGAGTTCGAGGTAGGCCCAGCCGACTTCTGTTCTCCAGAGATGGGGGCGGCTTTCGCGGCCCTCCTGCTACTCCATGAGAAGGGAGCTAGCCCTTCGGTTCCCGCAGCCCTTGGAGCGGCCATCGAGGCCACGTCTATCCAGCTAGACAGGGAGAAGCTGGAGTACCTGGCCTGCAAGCAGGAGCAGTTCAGCGACCGTGACCTTCTCAGCCTGGCCAAGACCGTCAGGGACCTGTCGGTACGAAGGCGTCTAAAAGGGGCACTGGAGCGCGCTGCAGCGGCTTTGCACGTGGATGGCCAGTCGGTGCATGACGTGCTGGAAGACGTCCAGCAGAGGGCAATGGAGGCCGTAGGCGGCAAAGACTCCACGGCTGCCAAGGACGGCAGGAACCTGGCTCAGGAGGTGTTCGTTGACGCTAAGCGTCTATCGGAGGGAGGACAGTTCCCTGGAGTGTCTACCGGGTTCGTGGGTCTCGACCAGGCCATCCTCGGGTTCCTACCAGGGGAACTTGTGGTTGTTGGTGCGAGGCCTGGAATGGGAAAGAGCGCGCTACTTGGAGCATTCGCATCGCATGTGTCGAAAGATCGCAGGTCTGTCCTCATTTTCTCGCTGGAGATGCCTGCGAAGCAAGTGGTGGGGCGCATGGTTAGCGCGGACGCTCGAGTTGGATTCAGGTCCCTACGGACCGGCCAGCTCAGCGAGCAGGACTGGTCTCGCCTTGCTGCTCATGTGGATGGTTTTGACCCTCACCGTCTCTTCGTTTCGGACCGGGTGTTCACCCTCCCCGAGATGCGGCAGCAATCCAGGCGAATTGCAATGCTCGCCGAGCGAGCCGGAAACCCGCTGACAATCATCGGCGTGGACTACCTGCAGCTGATGAACGGATCCAGGGACAACCGGCAGGAGGCCATCGCCGAGATTAGCCGAGGGCTGAAGATGCTCGCTGTTGAGCTCCAGGTGACCGTGGTGGCCCTTTCGCAACTGAACCGGGCCCTGGAGAGCAGGCCAGAGAAAAGGCCCATGCTGAGCGATATACGCGAGTCTGGAGCCATCGAGCAGGACGCGGATGCGGTCCTATTCGTTCACCGACCCAACTACTACGACGAGTCTGCACCAGAGGGGGAGGCTGAGATTATCGTGGCCAAGTCTAGAAACGGCCCCATCGGGACAGTTCACGTCAGGTGGGTACCGGCAACCATGAAGTATGAGGATGTAGTATGCTGAATCTGAAGTTGGGGATTTGATGGGAGACACGTTTTTATCACTGTTCCTTGTGACGATGGCCAGAGCTGCGAAGGAGCGCGTTGGAGCAAAGCTTCGGCACCTGTCTATCCACGATATCGCGGAGGAGATGGGGCTACCGAAGCGGACGCTGCAGCGCAGGCTTGCGGAGTCTGGTACCAGCTTCACGGACGAGCGTGAGCGTCTCATCATGCGGAAGGCTGAGTACATGCTCGCCATCGGCCGCTCTCAGATTGAGGTGTCCAAGAACCTAGGGTTCACCTCAAGCCGTGGCCTTCGCAGGATGTTTTTGGACCGCGCTGGGGTGACCCCGAAAGAATGGGTCCGCTGTCACGCCGAGAAGCTGATCCTAACCGTTACAAAACATCAGTAGATCCTCGTAAGTACCGAGGAATCGGTTTCGGTCCACGGCCGTCTGGAAGCCCTTCGCACGACCGTTGTTCCCTGCGTACTGCTGGATGGCTACGCGCTCCCAAGGCAATCCCTTCGTGGAAGGTGGAGACGCCGCGTAGGAAGCCAACCAGAGAGGGCAAGAGGCCAGGGAGGAAGGGTCTAGGTCAGGATGCTCCTTCGCATGCGCCTGGAAGGCCGTGGATGCAAACCACGGGTACGTGTAAACCACGGGCTTGCACCCGAAGGCCTCCTCCGTAAGCCTGACACACTCCATCAGAAGCTTGACCAGGTGACCAGACTTGAACTCCTTCGGGCCCATCAGCTCCCAGTCAAGCGCAGGTGGCAGCTGTCCAGGGTGTCGCCCAAGTCCCTCGGAGAGTCTCAAAAACGCCTCAATTTGAGGAGCCGCTGCTATCGACGGGCGCACGACGTGATAAGCGCCCACGATGAGACCCGCTGAGATGGCGCCGTCCCGCAGTTTCAAGTGTGCCGGGTCACCGAAGCTACCCTCGCTTGACTTGATGTAGGCAAATTGGATTCCCTCCTCCTTGGCCTTCTCCCAGTTCGGGTCGCCTTGAAGGAAGCTGCAGTCAACACCCTCGACAGTGCTCATGATGGGCACTCTACCACTGGAGAAGTACTTGAGAAACCGACCGTTTGGGATTATGTGGCCGATTGTCCCGCCTCCTCTGCCACCAGAGTACGAGGAGGAAACAGAGCCAGAAACGGTGAAGACACCGGTGAAGACCGGGCCACTCAACTGTCGCAAGTGCAACGAGCTTTACGAGTATGCCGAGCCGAACCAGCCGGACGGTACTCTTGTTTGTTGGAGCTGCAGACGGTGATCACCATCACCATCACAAGGCGGATCCCATGAAACCAAAGAAGAAGCTCATTCGGAATATGTCGACTACAGAAAGCCGAGCTTTCTGTGGGGGTGTGCTGAAGAGCGCCAAGTTATCAAGAAATTTACCGCCTTACATGAAAGCCGGCATCAACTTGAACCATGAAAACTTCGTCACCTACGAGCCGACCGATGGTGATGATTCAGACCTGGAGGAGTGAACTTGAGTACCACAGGACCATGGACGATCATCACCATCACAAGGCAGCAACTTGTCGAACTAGGAGCATGCAGGCATGGCCTCGAGTGGTTTGATTCGGTCGCTCAGTCGGGCATTTGGGAGTCCGAGTGGACTCCGTTGCACGATCTTTGGATTCGCTTTTTGCCTTGGTGTGACTGGCTAGTTGATGCGGAATTTATCCCAAAGGCGAACCTTACCGGGGCTGACCTTACCGGGGCGAACCTTACCGGGGCGAACCTTACCGGGGCGGACCTTGTCTGGGCGAACCTTCGAGGGGCGGACCTTGCCTGGGCGGACCTTCGAGGGGCGAACCTCAGATGGGCGGACCTTACCGGGGCGAACCTTCGAGGGGCTGACCTTACCGGGGCGAACCTTACCGGGGCGAACCTTACCGGGGCGAACCTTACCGGGGCGAACCTTGCCTGGGCGGACCTTCGAGGGGCGAACCTTACCGGGGCGAACCTTACCGGGGCGGACCTCAGAGAGGCGAACCTCAGAGAGGCGAACCTCAGAGAGGCGAACTTTCGATGGGCGAGCCTTGCCGGTGCGAACCTTGCCGGTGCAGACATTGCAGGGGCGGACCTCGGCAACTGGGAACGTGGACCTGACGGGTACGCACGGAGGAAGGCGTGATCGCGGCTCTATTTGTAGACAGCCGCGGGGTCTACGCAGGAGACTGTAGGTTTGATGTTTGGGACGAAAAGAGGGACGCACGCAAGTATGAAGGACCGTACCCAGTAATCGCGCATCCACCGTGCGCGAGGTGGTGCCAATTAGCAGGCCTTGTTGAGCACAGATGGGGGTACAAGCGAGGAGAAGACGGTGGGTGCTTTTCCTCTGCGCTGAACAGCGTCAGGAGGTTCGGCGGTGTGCTTGAACACCCGGCGTATTCTATGGCATGGAAGACGTTTGGGCTTCCAAGACCATGCAAGAACGGCGGGTGGATAGGAGACGCTGATACTGGGTTTTCTTGCCACGTCGAGCAGGGTAAATACGGACATAAAGCGCGTAAGGCCACATGGCTTTATGTGTTTGGCTTACCAGAGGAAGATCTGCCCGAATTGAAGTGGGGGAAAGCAACGTCCAGCCACGTCGTGTCCTGGTGCGGGAATCACACAAAGACCGCAAAGCCGCGGATAGGGAAGTCAGAAGCAAGCCGTACACCGGAGCAATTCAAAGAGGTGCTTTACATTCTGGCCAACGCCGCACGGAGGAAGACGTGATCACCATAACCATCACCCGTGAGCATCTTGTGGAACTGAACGCGTGCGATCCGTTTCTTGAATGGTTTGACTCGATCGCGCCGTCAGGGGTGTGGTCCTCTGAATGGACGCGTTTGCACGATCTCTGGATCCGGATGTCGCCTTGGTGTGTCTGGCTCGTGAGTACCGGTCTTATTCCGAAGGCGAGCCTTCCTTTGGCAAGCCTTGAGGGCGCTTGCCTTACCGGGTCGAACCTTTCCGGAACGGACCTTACCAAGGCGAACCTTTCCAGGGCAGACCTTGCAGGTGCTTACCTTACCGGGGCGGACCTCAAAATGGCGAACCTTTCCAGGGCGAACCTTGAAGGTGCGAACCTTACAAGGGCGAACCTTTTCGGGGCAGACATTGAAGGCGCGAACCTTGAGGGCGCGAACCTTTCCAGGGCAGACCTTGCAGGTGCGAGCCTTTCAGGGGCGGACCTTTCTGGGGCGAACCTTGTTATGGCGGACCTTTTTGGGTCGAATCTTTCAGGGGCAAGCCTTGCTAGGGCGAACCTCGAAGGTGCGAGCCTTTGCAGAGCGAACCTTTCCGGGGCGGACCTCCGAGGGGCTGACCTCGGCGAATGGGAACGTGGACCAGACGGCTACGCCAGGAGGAAGGTATGATCAAGCAACTCTACATCTCCCACTGCGGCATCAAGTGGAACGAGAAAACTCGCAGGTTCAACAAGAACCGCACATTCACAGCGTGTGAGTGTGCGTGTGGAAAGATATGCTTTCTGAACGACAGCTCTCTACGGGCCAACGTTCAGTCCTGCGGATGTAGGGCGAAAGCCATCCACAGCGCTTTCATGCGCGGGTCCATCGGCAAAAAGGCAGACTGGGTGCTCAGGGGATGAGTGCTAGTAAGCAACTCCGCCGACGACCACGCGACCACCTACGATAGGGCAGGCCTGCATGTGCATCGTTCCGTCCTTCGCAAGGTAACCAACACCGAAGCCGTGCTGCCACGCTGCAGCCTTCACGCGGTGCATGTAGTCGATTTGCGACAAGTCTCCGAGCCACCCGAACGATGCGCCTACGTGAGAGCTTCCTTTGGCCGTGCCCTTGTAGTTCACACTCATCGAGTGTGTGTGTCCGATGACCACGTTCCCCTCGTAGGAAGACCTGGCCTTCACGTTGGCTAACGGCCCTGCTGTACCGTCGTCGTGGGTGAAGTAGACCTTCCCCATCTTGTAGTGAGATCGGTACGGAACGTAGACCCAGCCTCGTTGCTTCAGCCTCAGGAGCTCCTTCGTGGAAACCAGGGAGTGCAGCTCAGGAGCCCTTTGGGATAGATACCTGTCCAGCCTGTACTCGTGGTTCCCGGCGATGAACACGCGTAGCTTTGAGCCTACAGAGTCCAGCTCGTCCAACGCGTCGTTGCATGCCTGGATCTCGTCCTCGAAGCGGTCCTTCCGAGCCGGGTCCTTGTCGTGGCTGGAGACCGACATAAAGTCACAGAAGTCTCCCAACGTGATGATGGCATCTGGCTTGAGCTTCTTGGCTACCCGCAGGAGAAGGGCCCATGCCCTTTTGTCGACGAACGGGTGGTGGCAATCCGGGACGATAAGAACCTTCTTCAAGCGTACTCCTCGATGCTGAGCAATCGCCGGTATTGGCCTAGCGACGAGCTTAGCAGGATTAGCCGCATAGAAACGCTGTCTGCGTCGGTATCTCCCGAGGTTTCCCAGTATTCTTGCGTCCCTCCGTCGACCTTCACCGAGCCCACAAGCTTGATCCCAGGCAATGGAGGAGGCTGCCCCCCAGGAGAGGGGCAGAAGAAGTACAGTCGGTAGGTCACTTGGTCAGCGCTTCCAGGAGCTGAGAAAGGTGAGGGGCCAAGATTCGAATCACGGTCTCCTCGAACTGGTCGCCATCCACCGACTTGCGTAGGCACTGGCGGATGTAGAAGCCTGCACCGCTCACGTCGAGCAGCGCATGGCAAACCTCGTGGGCCAGCACTTCCATGGCCCTGGTATCCGACAGGGAGTCCAGGATCCATATCTGGCCCTTCTCCAGGTCGGTGAGACCTTCCTTGTCGTCCCCCATGTCAGGGACTTCACCAGCCGCAACGCGGCAGACGTCGAACGCTTGTCCGCCTACGCGAAGACTTTTCCACGGTGTCATGGAAGCTATCGCGGGAACTTAGCGTCTTCGATCTCGTCTACGGCCTTCTTGATGGCTTCCGCTTCAAGCTGGCTCACGTACTCACGGACCTCATCAGCCGTGAGGATCTTCAGGACCAGCTTCAGGGCCTCCAGGGCGATGTCTACCGGGCTCATCACTCCCCCCCGTAGGTGAACGTGGAACGCTTCCTAGCGCTCTCCAGGGCAGGGTCAGCGCTCCCGTAATCACGCTTGCTGACCTCGGCCTCGAGGCCCTGAGCTCGTCGGTCCAGGTCAGAGTCGGGAGCTACCCCGTAGGTTTGCAGCATGTAATCCGCAAGCCACGGCGGCGGCTGGTGCTGTTCCGCTGCGGAGAGAGGTAGCTCGCGAGACTTGGGCTTTTCGCCCTGGACCTTTGCCCTTGCTGCCTCTTGGAGCCGTTTCTCAAAGTCACCAGCCTCGGACACCAGAGAGGCACGCATACGCGGCTGAGCGGAGACCTCGCGGGCCCTATCGGCTCCAGCGGGCAGGACCAGCTTACGACCGGTCTCGTCCTCTTTCTCGAGGTCCCAGGGGCTCACTACGTTCGTGTCGCTGTAGTCCTGTGGCATCACTTCACTCCGTACTTCTCATCAACCTTCGACCTACAGAGGTCCGCTTCGGACCGTGTCTCCGCCTTGTGGACGCAATCGACCAGCTCCTCGAAGTACTGCTGTTCGACCGTCTTGGCCTGGGGAGAGAGGCAGCCTGAAAGGAAAAGGAGAATCACGGCCACGATGGTGTGCCAGATCCCAGCAAACCAGCGGACCGGATCCATCAGCTGGATCCTGATGGAGGTTGGACGGATTGCGCTTGGCTCCCGTCGCCTGACGGCTGAAGCGGGCTCGGCGCGAGGAGGAAGAGCAAATACTTGAGCAGCTCTGGGCTCACTTTCCCAAGTGCGACGAGTGTGCATACCCCCAAGAATACGACACCGAAGAGCGCCGCGCGAACTGGGTCGAACTTGATACTACTCATCTTTTCCTCAAAGCACGGGCAACAGTGCAGCTTGAAACTTTGCGCTCATCAGTGAATATACTGCGGCGGTGGGGTGTGTGCCGTCGAAAAGCTGTGCGGTATCATTAGGGTCCGTCACGGTTGAGCTTACGACTACCCCCACCAAATTCGAGTAAGTCGCCTGAAGCGACGTAATGTTTGCAGCGAAGACCGAGTTGTACGAAGTGACCTCTGCGCGCTGTCCAGCCGTACCGGATCCCGTGGCCACCTGGAGCATGTCGCTTACCAGGATGGGCCTGCCAGGCCGAGCCGTGTTGATGTAGCCCACAGCTGTAACCACATCAGCCCACAACTGAGCCGCAGTCCTGTTCTGGGCCACTATGTCGTTGATGCCGTAAGCTAGGATGGTGGCCGTGTTGCTCGGCCCGTTGGCCGCAAGGTCCGCTTGCAAGGTGGCAAGCCTGGTTACCAGGGCCTCCCCAGGAACGGCGCTGTAGTAGTAGTCGTAGTCGTAGGTAGGATTGCTGCTGAAACTTGCTCCAATGTAAGTGAAGGACTTGGAGGAGGTAGAGGCGTTCCTCTGGATGGCCCTTCTCCACCCGTCGCCCGTCGTAGTGTCCTCCTGCCTGCCTGCGGCGATAGAATCTCCGTAGACCTCCACTGGTCCGCGGTGCCTCAGGTAGGACGGGGCTACCGTGGACAGGACCGGGGAGCCAATCCTGCTCATGTTCAGAGCACCTGCAGAATCGGTCCAGGATGCCCCAGGAGACGTCGACGAGCTGTACCGGTGCGTTTCCCCAGACAGGGCCGTGCCGACCGCGTACGCGTAATCTGTGGCCACCTGAGAGGCATTCAGAGCGGTACCCGATACAGCCACCTCGGATATGGACACATCACCAGAAAAAGCCGGGTCGTTTCGAGCGCCTACGCACAACGCATACGTGGCCTGGTTCTGGGTGGTGTAGGAGCGTGTCTTGAAAAGCTCCTTACCATCTAGGTACATGTGTGCTTTTGTGCCATCGCAAACCAGGTGTACTGTCATCATCTTGCCAACATCGCTTGGCATGATGTACTTCGACCAGATGCGAGTGAGTGCCCCATCGATAGATATGTAAGCCACAAGCCTACCTGCAGCGGCTCCTCCGACTGGGTCTTCCGTACACAGGAGCCATCCAGCGTTGGAGGCCGCATTGCTCTCGCCCGCAATCCACTTGAACGACGTTCCTGGAACCGAGTTGAACCGGAACCTAACCCTGGCCGTCCCAAGCGTGCTACCGGGGGCAGAGCCGGTGGCGTAAGCATCCCCGGAGGCGAACGTCATCACCTGCACCGGTGCGTCCGTGCTGCCCCTGAAATCGGGGTCCCTCATCCGCCTGGAGGTGACACGCCTCATGGCGTCCCGAACCGCTGCTTGGCCCAGGTGTTCAGCTTCGTTCTGTCTCCGGAGGAGATGATTCCGTTTACAATGACGATGGCTCCTACCGTACCGTCGAAGCCGTCAGCGGCTGAGTACCCCTGTCCGACTGTCCAGTACCTAAGCCACGCGCTGGGGTATGCGCTTGCGAACGAGTCAGTGCCTAGAGAACTACCATCCGCGTAGTACGTGACGGTGTTGCCGGTATCGTAGGTAGCTCCAATCAAGTGGGCGCTTCCGTCGTTGAGTCCAGCCCCCTTCGTCCCGTTGGATGGCGTGGCTCCTGCGTTGTTGTAGGAAGCCATGGCCACGGACCCAGCAGAGGCACCGAACCCTCCCCATCCAGCAGCGTCGTATCCGCCTACGATGGTCAGCGGTACGTTGAACCCGGCATAGGTGTAAGCAGCGTCAGAGCTGGTCCACTTCGCCACGGAGAAGATGGATACGCCGGAGGAGAACGTCCCAGCCGCTGGGCGTTGCGTGGACTGCCCACGGCCAAGAGCTGTGTCGAAGAAGATGCCCGCTACGCCAGTCCCAAACGCAGATGCGTTTTGGGTAGGCAAAGTAGAGCCAGCCAGGGTCCACACGCTACTGACCACCTGGTCTGTCCAGCTAGTCCCTGCGGACCAGCCCTTCCCTGCATCAAGGTAGGTATCCACCCCAGTTACCTGGAGCGGAGACCAGTACTCAAACCCGTTGGAAAGCGTCCCTGCACCTACGGCCACATCCACCAAGCCAGAGGCGTGAGCCGGGATGATGCAGGTAATGGTGGTTGAATTGACTACCGTGACGCTTGTCGCGGATGAACCGCCGAACGTGACCGTAGGGCTTCCGGTAAAGCCAGTCCCGGTGATGGTGACAAGCTGTCCACCTCCTGAGATGTCTCCGAGAGAAGGGGCTACCGATGTCACCGTAGGCCCAGACGGTGCCGTGGACGCCCCCTTCTTTTGCGGGGCCCGCATTCTCCTCGACCAGATCCGCCTCACAGGAGCACGTATCCGATCAGAAGCTTCCACACGGGCACGAGGCACCGCTTCAGAAGCTTCTTGCAGATGAGTAGCTCGATGTATGTGAAGTCTGGCTTGGACAGCATTGCCGCCTCAGTAGGTGGGAGAACTGATGAACATGAACAGCGTAGCTGTTGATGCGGTGATGTACTCGATGTCGTTGACCTCGTTCAGGTTTACCCAGAACGAACGCTCGTCCCCATCTGGGATAGGCCACCCGGTACTCGACGTCACGCTGGCAGCGGCAGAGCCGAGCTTGAACGCAACGTAAACAGTGCCGCCAGTAGCCTTCACGGTCAGCTGAAACGCCGTCCTGGGTCGCGGGTTGTTCTCCGGCTTGTACGCCGAAGCCAGGTGGTTGGTGATGCTCGAACGCGCAGCCGAAGACGTCACTGAGAAGGCAACCACCTTCTGAGAGCCGGTCAGCTGAGGCGGTCGGAATTCAAAGCTCGCTTTCTGCGCTGCAGTACTCATTTGCCTACCTTGTCGCCTACGGTTTCGTAGGACTTCTCGTTGTCCTCGGTGTTGACATCCTGCGGCGCAGGAGCCTTTTGGCTCTCTTGCTCGGCATACATCTGCTGAATCCCCTCAACAAAGCCCTGCTCCGTAGTGGGATCCACGGCCTGCCCGAGGAAGCGGCTGATAGACATGCGAATCTCTGGAGATTTTACGGCAGAGGCACCGGATAGCGCCATCTTCCGAGTGAGTTCTTCTCGCATCGTCTGAAGGATGTCCGGATAAAACTGCTCCAGCGCGGCCATGTGCTCGGGCCCAGCGGTTCCAGCAGCTACTTTCCGCGGTACATCGAACGGAGAGAGAAGGCCATCAAGGAAGCGGAGGGCTTGCATCTGCTCCGGGTACGGAGGCTGTACCGACAGGTACTTCTTCTTGCCTCCAAACGAAAGCGGGTAGGCCTGAGTGGGGGGCAGGTACTGGTCTACGGCAGCTTTCACGGCCTGCTGAAACTGCGCCGCCTCCGCTCCGTGTTGCTGGCTGACCTCACCCATGGCGGACAGGGCATCGCTCCCTACCCGGCCCTCTCGCAAGTTCTCGATAGCCTTGTTGAACTTGGCAGGGTTGAGAAGCGGCTTCAGGGGGCCTGAGGAAATGGTCCTAGCCCCGGCATCGGCCGTAACTCCGGCATGAGTCATCATCAGGAAGCGGACGCTGTTTTTGGCTTCCTCTCCAGCCATCACGGCTGCTCGTACGTAGGTGCTTACTCGCTCCAGGTGCTTCGCTGCCGAGCCAAGGGCATTGTCAGCGGCTCTCATAGCAAGACTCGCGGCAAACCACTTGGGGTTCAAAATGGCCCCAATAGCCGAACCGAGAGAGGGTCTCGATGCGGCTTCCTGAGGACTCAGCACACCGGAAGCCACCTTCGTGTCCAGGTCACGCGTAAACCGCTTCAGCGTGCTGCTGGCCATGTAGGCCTTCTTGGCCTGGTTGTATTGCTGGGCCAGGTCAGGAGATGCGCTCTCCATGACCGTCTTTACCTCGGACTCCATCACCCTGCGTACTCGACTCCACACGTTGGCCTTCACATCGGCCACGGTGCCCACCTTGATTCGGTCGGGCTTGGACATCTTGTCCGCGACAATTCGTTCCTGGCGGAGCGTGTCTAGCGGGCTCGAGCTCTTCTCTACGTTCTGGAGAACGCCGGGCTTTCCGTCGAGTCCCAGCTTCCTACGGACCTCGTTGATAGCTTTCTGCTCTTCAACCGTAGAACCCCCTCGGATGGCCTGGTCCAGGGTCTGCCGCAACCTCTCAACGTCGGGCCGAGCTCCTTCCTTGGAGGCTCTGGAGACAGCATCTTCAATCGCGTTGTAGGCGTTCGCCTCAGACCGCTCCGCAGCCGCAAAGGTCTTCCCTGGGCTGAACTCCTCGATGCGGAATCCGCTCTCCTCGAGAGCCTTCTGGAACCCCTGGACGCTACCGAACTTCTTCTCAATCTGCTGTATGGTCTTGGAGGAAGCTCCGTACCCCTTCAGTGTCTTTACAATCTCGCTCGCATCCTCCTGGATGGGCTTGGCTGCAATACCGCGCAAACCCTTGAAAGCGAACTCTGCACCGACGTGAGAAGCTAAGCCAAGCGCGGCCCCGGCGAGCCCGGCAGCCATCAGGTGAGGCACGGAGAGGGACCGGCCCTCTAGTGCCCAGTCCGAAACATCATCACGAAGCGCGGCCTGCGCTCCCTGGAAAGCCGCGGAAGCTCGCTGGATAGCGGCGGGGCTTAGACTCCTGCCAGCAGCCGCTTCAGCTGACTTCGCTTCGGTAGCCGCATCCAGAGCCGCCTCGATTCGGCTCTCGTAGGACCTGGCCAGGGCTGAATCTTCGGCAGCAGCACGGCTCAGCGCCTGGACCGCGGGACTTGTCGTACGCTCAGCCGCAATCTGGGCGGCAGACTGGTGCAGACCCTTTACGGTCTGGAGCTCTCCCTCCAGGTCAGCCACGTGGGCCAGCTGCATCTGGGCCGACTGCTCACCGGGTGATAACAGAAGGCCGTTCGAGTCTCGGACGGGAGAGGCCTGGGAAGGAATGGAGCTGGACTCAACGAACTCGGCGTCCTGGACGCCGCTCGGCAGCGCCTTCGGCTGAGACCGAGCTAGTCCCGTCCCAGGCTCAACAGGGTCAATGAGCTCCCCCTCGTATACACGAGGACCGGGCCTTGGGCTCGTCTCAGCGGAACGGGCGAGGCCACGCACACCTTGCTGCTCAAGGCCCTCAGCCCCCTCTACGGCGGCCCTTTCTCCTACAGAGGCGGCCTTCTCTCCGATTCCCGCGACCCTGGCCCCTGCGCCCTCCAGGCCTCCGAGAAGAGCCATCTGGGCCACGTCACCGGCAAGCCCGAACGTAGCACTAGGCAGTGATTTCTGAGCGTCCGCCCTAAGCGTACGCCGTCTCTCGAGCGCAGCCTCATCCCCTCCCACCAGGCCATGGAGGTAGGGGTCCATGGCATCAGACATTCCGCCGGTAAAGCTACGGGCAAAGGACTCAGCCCCGGGTCGGTAGATGTCCTCCCATGCGGATGCGGCCCTGTTTCCCTCGGCTACGGATGCCTCGAAGTGAGCGACATCATCCTTCGTGGCGATGCGTGAGCCTTCGTTGCGCGGGTCGGTAAGGTACTGAGCCAGGTTCTGTTTCGGAACCGTTTGCAGACCGCCAGACCCGTCGACAACGGGAACCCGCTCCACCTCATGGACAGGCTCGTCATGCCGCTTGTCTCTGTACCCCGCCATCAGGGCTTCGCCGGTTTAGCGCCGTAGTTATCGTAAGCGTTCTGGCTGCCCGACAAGTTGTCTCCGGAGACCTGGTAGTGGTGAGTGACACCGCCGGGAACCACGTTCCCGTCTGGCGTACGTACCGGCTGTTGAACCACCACACGACGAGCGACTTGCCCTCCGCTGCCGCGGATGATGGATTCGGCCGTGCCTCGAGCGGCTTGGGATAGAGCCACGGAGCCAGACTCAATATCTTTCAACTGGTCCAGTCCAGCGCCGGGAGCCGCACGACTCATCTCGTTGATAAGATTGCCAAATTGGCTCGTAAGCACTTTCCCGGTGCCAACGGTCTGCTCCGCGTTCCTCTTGTACTCCGCCTCCTGCATCGTTCCCTGGCCAGCGGTCTTTGCGAATTGACCCATCTGGCCAGCAAGGCGGGCCTGTACCTGGCGTCCGATAGCGAGGGCCTCCTGCTTCTTGCCCTGTGCCCACAGTTGTCGAATCTGAGGCACAGAGTTGGCCACGAAGTCAGCCGCATCCGTGGCCACTTCCTGAGCCACAGCGGCCTCTCTAACGGCCTCACGTGCCTTGTCGTTCTGGTAGTGCACCATCACGTACTTGCCGCGGCCTACGGGAATCTGGACAAGGTTCTCTTTCTCCTTGTCGCCAAGAACCACGCCGCCGGCCGGGTTCTGACCACGCAGCACTCTTACGTCAGGCGAGATGTAGTTCTGACCGGTTCCCTTGTCGCTACGAAGGCCGCCTGGCGCAGCATTGCCAGAGCCGCCCATTTGAATGGCCTTCGGGTTCTGCCAGGTCTGGCCGAGCAGGTTCATGTATTTGTAATCGTTGCTGACTTTTTCTTTTTCAGCAGCCAGGCGAGCCTTCTCGATCAGAAGCGGGTTACCGGTCTTTTCGGCGAAAGCGACGATGTCGTCCGCGATCTTGTTGCGCTTCCAGTTTTCCCAGGCTGCGTGCGCCTGCTGCTCGTTGCCGTATGCGCTGTTGAACGCGCCAAGCTCGTCGATCATGTGCTGGCGCTTTTTGCCAAGCATTTCACGGCGGTTCAGCTGGTCGTTGTAGTCCTGTTGGATTTTGGAGTTGATGCTCTTCTGAACGGAGTCGCGGTAGTCTGGAGAAGACAGGGCCCAGGTGACCTTCGCAATGAAGCCAAGTAGTCCAGTTGAGCCGCCGGTGGCCGCGTCGTACTGAGCTGGCTTCTTGGCCATCTCAGCATCGATCTGTTTCTCGGCCATCTGCATCTTTCGCAGGTGGTCGGCCTGCCAAGCGCGCATGTTCGCGAGCTGCTGGTCTTTCGCAAGCTTCTCCTTGTTGAACGTCTGGAGAGCCTCATCCCTCTTGGCGGCCAAGTCCCCCTGGAGACCGGCGAGGCCCATCTGAAGATCTACGTTCTGGTTGTCCAGACTCTTCTGACGTTGCCTTGTGTCGTGAACAAGGTTGGAATCTTCTGGTGAAGACTCGTCTTGGATAGGGGAAAAGTCGTGTCTGCCAGGGATGACCTTCACCACACCAGCGGACCCCATAGGGGGGTTCTGTACGACCGACTCCGTAGACGGGTCAATCTCCACCACTCCCGTGGGCTTTGCGGAGGCGGCCTCCTGCTTGGCGGCAGCCTTCTCGTCCTCGGCCTTCTCTATCTTGTCCAGCTCGTACTTCTTTCGCTGGGATCCAAGCGCAGGGATGGCGGCCTCTACCACCCCGCGGGCGGCTCCTGTCAACGTCTTGGCAAACGGGTCTGGATTCCCGGTCGCATGAGACAAGGGGCTTTCTGCCTTGGATTGAAGGTCGTCATCCCTGATTGCCATCAGCCTGCCCCACCAGCCGGATTAGAAGCCCCTGACCCGGCCTGTCCACCACCGCCAGAGCCGGAGGAGTTGCCGCCCTGTGAAGCGCCGGAAGAGGCCTGGTTTCCAACGTTGGCCAACTTGTCGAAGATCAGCTTCTTGCCTTCGAAGTCTCGCTGCGCGTTGCCACTCATACGAGCCTGGTTCCCGGCCTGAGAGCTGTCGTAGGAGCTCGCCAGCATCTGCTGTCCCTGAGCGCCAAGGCCCGCGCCGTATTGCTGGTTCTGATCAGCTTGCTTGTTGTAACCCTGCGCAAGTCCAGCGGTTCCCATCGCGTACTGGTTCTGGCGGTCCGCATTCTGAGCCGCACGTCCGAGCTCGGCGCCGTACCTGGACTGGTCCTGACCGCGAAGGAGACCTGTGCCACCGAGGTACTCCCCTCGGGCCGTGGCCATCTCGGCCGCTCGCCCTGCCTGGGCCTGCATTGCTCCCTGTTGCTGCATGGCTGCCGTGTTCGCAGCCGCTTGCTGCTGTGCCAATGCCATCGCGGCGGGCCCACGTGCACCCGCAGCCGCGCTTTGCTGTTCCCTGGCCGCTCGGTCCATGAAGGACTGTCCCATTAGCTCCGCTTGGCTGGGAGCCGCGCCAGTGGCCGCCTGGCGCGATAGACCGAGGGCATCCACGGTAAGCCCGCGGCCTTCCTGCTCGGCCTCTCCGAAGATACCTCCCATCCCGTTGGAGAAGTCCACTGGACCCTCGTCTCCGCCTTGCGGAACGGAGCGAGCGAGGCCTTGGATGGGAGAGCGTTGACCCGCAAGCAAGCTCGGCCTGTTGGAGGCCTGTTGCTGCTGCTGGGGGAACATTCCGAAGAACGGAGACGCCTGCTTTTGCTCCGGGTGCTGCATCTCCCAGACGCGGCGGTCCATCTCGCTCGTGCCGTCTGGCGGGGGCTGGTCCCCACCTCCACCGCCAAAAAACGGATTGCCCATCGGTATCCCCTACTTCTTCTCTTTGCCGCGGATTTCGTTCTTCTCGGAGGCCGCAGGCTTTGCGGACTGGGACCGGCCCTGAATCTCTGCGGAGCTCGGAGACCTGGCCAGACCCGTGAGAGCTTGCCTCGCCGCCGCCATCTGGTCGCCGTGGACGTTGGCAGCCACGCCTGAAGCCGCCCCAAGGTCCTGGGCCATCATGCCCCTACGCGGGTCACCGCGGTCCCCAACCGGAAGACCCGCAGCGGCGTACTGGTCTCCACGGGCCCACCTGGCAGCCTCAAGCTGACCCTTGTTCTGCTCACCAGGAAGCACCGCCTGAGCTCCCGTAGGGCCGAGTGCGGCTACCCCCGCGTTCAGCTTGCGAGCGTCGCTACGATAGCCCCTGGCGAGACCCTGGCCGTCATACTTGAATGCGTCCGGGTTGTACTGGGCAGAGTCCCCGAAGTTGCCGACTTCGTTACGGTTGATACCCGTAGACTCCACGCCCTCCCCGAACGACTGGGCAAGCGGCCCAACGACCGGGATAGAACCAGCCAATTTACCCAACCAAGAAGCCATCTTACGCCTTCCTCCCTGAGGACGGATCGCTCGCCCCAGTCTTCTGAGCAATCTCCAACGCAAGCCCCGTAATCGCAAAGCCCCTCCCGGTGGTTACCGGGTAGGCCGTCGTGTTGGAAGCTACGTTGTCGTAGACCACCACACGGATCGCCTTGTTCTGAGGCGATATGGGCTGAGCCTTGAACGTATACGAACCGGTGTACCCCGATACGTTAGGCTCAAACGTCTGAACCGTTTGGGCGTTCGACGTATCGTAATCATAGGACAATTGCACATTCAGGGCCACGTTCGAGTAGGCAAGCCCCTCGAGCTCCGCGTTCCATACCCGCTGCCTATCCGACAGTGTGGGAACAGTCCTTACCCACGAAGTCTCCAGCCTCATCTGAACCAGGCTACCGTCGCTGTCGGTGTACCGTCCGCTGTCGTTCTCATTCTTCGACGCGTAGAGGACCCCGATGCGGTCAAGCATCCAGAGCTGGGCTGGATAGGTGTCGGTCTTCTTCTGGACGCAGGAGCTAACGAACGCCGTGTTTTGCGACGACCCCGTGTTCACCCGGTCGATGGTCCAAGCGTCCAGCCTTGCGTGATACACAAGCACACGTCCGTTCGGTACGGAGCCGTCCACATCGGAGGTGGCCGCCGTAAACACCACGCGGTCGGTAGTGTAGTGGTAGGTGGCAGAAGTGATGGTCGGGTATGACGCCAGTGTCTGCCGTACCCGCTCGCCAACCCAGGTAAGCCCCAGCTTCCTGTCGAGAGCCTCGATGCCACGGCGGCTCTGGAACATCAATACATCGCCGGTAGAGACGATGCTTCGCGGCTCAATGCAGCCGATGGTGTGAGGGAGCTTGTAGGGGGGAGAGAACTCGCTCCCGTTGCCGCCGTTCTCCGGAGGTCCTTGGCCCTCAACGACGAAGATGGAGCTATCCTTAAAGATGATGATTCTATTGTCGAAACTGGCGATAGCCGTAATCTTCCCACCCTGTTCGCACGGGATGGTGAAAATGTTGTTGAACCACGCCCCCTCACCCTGAACCCGCTGGGCGGAATACCAGACGGTAACTCCGTCATCCGCAATCCCAAGCAGACGGTCCTGGTGAGACACGAGGCAGGAAAGGCCCGGTGGGGCTTGCCTCACCTGTGAGGTGCCTGCCGTACCCACCTGCGAGTAAAGCTTCGCCTGAGTGGTCAGGGTGGCATCCGTGGTCGTATCCGTGAACGTCTTCCGGACGCCGTTATCAAGCGTCGAGGAGTGCCTGTAGAAAGTACTGCCCCCGTCTGTGGTTCGGTACAGCACGATCAGGTTTCGGTTGCTGTTGTCCGTATCCGTGCAGCTGCACGTGGGAATGAGGCCAGTCACGTTGATCGTTGGAGCCTTGTTGGAGAATGCTCCGCTATTGATTGGGTCAGCCGGTGCTGACCAGTGGATGTTTCCTTGAGCGTCTGTTTTCTCGTAGATGGACGTGTACAGGTAGGCCGTGTTCGCGGTGATACCCGTTCCAGCGCTGACGTTTACATCTACAATCTGAGGGCGGGTCAAGAAGTTGACCTCCCCAGACCGGATCCCGTCCAGAAACATGGTCAATCCACCACCCACGTGGAGGCAGTCCGCATACTCCGTCGAGGAGTACTTCAGGTGCTTTGGCAGACGGCTTACGAAGGTAGCGTTGTAGCCAACACCTCCCGTCGAGGTTAGAGCGGACTTCTGAATCGGAGTCAGGAACACGCTCTCCCCAGACGGGGCCGTGTCCGGGTGCTGCACCGGGTACATCTCTCCCGAGTACGTGCCGAAAGCTGCAAGCCTTGGAGAGATGATGCTGGCGGTCCTAACCGCAACGTTCGCCGGCTCCGTTACGTCCATCACGAACATGTTCTTGTCGAACTGACCGGACGCGTTCTGGGTGCACTCGATGGTGCCCATGTAAACGCGAGGAGTGAGGAAGAAGGGCCTGGTAGTGTGGGAGAACCGGTTGACCAGGGCCAGGCTGGTAGCCGCAGTGACGGCGCCCCCGGACTCCTTCACCGCCACATACTCCATGCGTGTGTAGAGCTTCGACAGGACGACCGTAGCCGTATCCGCGTTGATGAAGTCACCGACGTCCAGCCCGCGCACCAGCGTGTTCCCAGTGGTCGTAGGCGCGAACGAATAAGCCGTGGACACCACGGTAGACAGGGACGTCGGGCTCCGCGTCTCAACCTTGCATCCGCTTGCGCCGTGGTACGTGGCTACCCAAAGGCTGTTCCGAAGCCTGAGAGCGGCAGCGGATGGGGCTACCCCGGCAGACACCACCCCTGCCGACTCAAGCAGGGTCCCTGTATTATCGAAGGACGAAACGGTTACGTTTGCTGATGAAGCGTTATTCGTTACGTACGCTACGTACAGGCGGAAATCACCAGACTCCGCATCCCACCCTGACCTACCGCTAGAGGTGGTCGCATTGGAGATGTCGAACCCAGTCTGCCACCCAGCGTTGATGGTCGATGAACTCGTAGTATCCAAGTACTTCGAGTAGATGTGACCACCAGCCTGCGCGTAGTAGATGATATGCGCGTGTGTGGTGGTGTGAGCAAGCTTGATGGTGTCTACCGAGCCAAAGCTCGAGAACGACACTGCGGTCACCGGCAGTACAACCGATCCCGTAGCCAGGTCCTGGACGCAGGCGTAGACGTAAAGGCTCCCAGTGTACGAGAACGCGGTAATCAGGTACCCGTTCACCACGCACGACTGGTAGTGCTGCGGGACTCCGCCGGGGAACTGGATGCCCTCCGTACGAATGGATATGCCGGACACTCGTCCGATGGTCTGGGATCCAACGGCGGTGGTAGAGTATGCGTCCGCCTTGTCTCCGTCGATGACGATGACGGAACCGCGGTACGTAGACAGGTGGTAGCCGTACGAGCGCGATGTGCCGTCGATACGTGCTGCGCCTAGGTTCTCAAACCCGGGCCTCTTGTCGAGCCTGCCACGAGCGGTAAACACCACGTTCTCAAGGGACGTGAGCTTGTTCTGACCGGAGACCTCAGACGAAAACGCCTCGTCTACGCCTGACGCCACGTCGATGGGCCATAGTACTTTCTCCTGGATACCCATTACTGAGCCGGCTCTACACGGATGCAGACGTTGACGGTACCGCTCACAGCACCGAGGCCAAAAGTGAGGGTAAGAGTGTTCAGGTCAGAGTTTGCTGACTCACGCGTGAACTGGACAGCCGCGTTGGCAGATTCGTAGTTGCAGACCCAGAAGCGAACCTTGCCGTTGAAGCCGTGAATCATCTTCACTCGCCTCGTGGCCCCGCCAGCGAGCGAGAACTCGAACTCCTTCGAGTTGGCCGGGTTCCTGGAGGCGAGCTCTTGAACCTGGGAAGACAGCTTCTGGATGGCCTGGCTGACGGCTGCAGGGTCCTTCGCGGACTCTTCCGACAGCTTCACGTTCTCGATGAACGATGGCCTGGACTTCTGGATCGTACCGCCGGAGAGGTACCGGACAATCATCGGTACACCGGGCCCGTAAATCGATAGAGCTCGATGTTGCCGCCAACGAGCATGTAGCCATTCACGGCCTGTGGAGACGAGGTCTCCACCATCCAGCCGCGACGTGCTCCCCACGGGGCCCTGTACTTCTTGGCTACCACGCGACGGGCGTTACCCCAGTCTCGCTCGGCCATCTCCTTCAGCCGATTGATGTAGACATCCAGCTTTTGCTGAAGAACTCCGGCGGAGTCTTCCTTCTTGCTCTTGATGTCGATGGCTGCCTGAAGAACGACAATTTCATCGAAACCATTGACTCCATCCATATAATCTGCATCGACTGACAGGTCTTCGGAAACCGGGATGTAGTCCAGGCGGATGTTGTATACGCCATCCGGCGGCCGGTACTGGTAAACCTGGGCTTCGTCGATGGGGTAGAGCGGCCTGAAGATGTTCGTGTCGTCTACCGAGTAGACGAACTTCGACAGGTAGAAATCCGAAGGAAGAGCGTAGGACGTCGTACCGCTAGCCGTAGAAAAGTTGTACGTGGTTCGGAAGTAGTCGGGAGGTCCAGCGGCCACCAGCAAGTCGTAGTACCGGTGCTTGGCGCTGTTGATGAGGTTGACAAGCTCAGACGTGGAGATGTGAGGGTCATTTTCGGCATCCGCCCTTTGGAGCGTCCTTGTTTTTAGTGCGGCTAGGGTAATGTTCTTCGCCATGTGGAGCTCCAGATAAGAAAAGGCTACCGAGCACTTTCGCACCCGGTAGCCGATCGCGCATCAGATCACTCCCAGCGGCCCTTGAGAACAACAGATCCAGCAGGAACGTTCACGCCTGAAGCAACCTTCAGGAACTTGAACTGCACTTGAGACCCTGACGGGATCACCGCGTTGCTCGCGTTGACCGTGAGCGCAACGGCTACGCCGGCCGTCCAGTTACCTGTTCCAAGCGTTGCCCCGGTGTTCGTGCTGTTGGCCTGAGCCACGATGGTATCCGCACCACCGTTGCCGTTGTTGTAGACGAGCTGCATGTTCACGTAGTTCGTGTTGTCCGACGTGAGCGCCGCACTCGACACGAACTTGCACTCGGTTACGCGAACGCCGACGCCCGTGCTGTAGTCACAGCAAAGGTTGACGTTAGCGGCCGCCGTGTCGTCGAGTCCACGGTCCATGTTTTTGATGAACGATGCAAACGCCGCGCGGACGATGCCCTGGTCAAGGGACACCCCCTGCACCGCAAACTGGCTGAGGACTGCCGCCTCGAGCTCCTTACCGCTATTAGCCGAAGACATTAGTAATCCTCCTCCTCGTCACCACAGGCCTTGATGGCCAGCTTCAACGCCTTTGCAAAAACCTCGGGGCTGCTTTTGACAGCCGACTGGACCGCTTTCGCGGCTCGCACGAAGGTTTCGGAATCCTTGTCGGACCCCTCCTCTTCATCCATCTCAGGCTCGTCGTCCATCTCAGCGCCGACGTCATCGGACGTCATGCTGTCCATGGGCTTCTTAGCCTTGCTCTTCGCGAGGATGGCTCGCAGCTCTTCGATCGCCATCAGGATACCCGTGCGTACAGGACCATGACGTACATGGTGTCCGTAGTGGCTAGGTTGATGAGCGAGGGGGTAGCCAGGTCAGTCACCTCGATGGTGACTGTCTTGGCCGTGCTGTTGACCGTTACGGGCCTTGCAAGCTTCGCGTTTGAAGCTCCGGTAGCTCCGCCTACCGTCAGCTGAACGCCAAGCAGGGCGGCTCCACGGTCTTTCAGAGTGAGCGTGTACTTGCCCGTGGCCGTGATGACGCACGAAGCGAGCGACGCTTTGCCCGTGGTGATGACAGCGTTGCTAGCGCCGTTCCCAGTAACCGAGCCGGCAAAGACCTCAACGCTTTTGCCGTAGGCTCGAACGAGGTCAGAATTGCCAGCCATGATCAGGACCCGAACCCGGTGATACGGATCTGCGGTGCGGGGTTGTCGAGCCGCAGGTTTCCGTAGTACGCCCAACGGGCTTCGATCGCATCGTCTGACGTAAGCCGAGCGTAGCTCTGGCCGTCGTCTTTCTTGATGTGCGGAGCGCCGTTCAGGCTGTAGATGCTGAAGTGTTCCGTCTTCAGCAGGTGAGGCGTACCGATGGGAGCAAACGGATCCACGATCAGGTTGATCGGGCCGTTCTCGCCCTCGATAACCACCGAGTTGAAGCTCCCCTTGCCCTCCGCGCTCTTGACGCGGTCGAGGGTAAGCTTGCTCGTCATCGAACGCTTGAGGGCGCTGAAATCGAGGTTGTGGAGGAAGCAATCAGTCGGGTAGCCGGTACCCTGCACGCCTGCCGTAGCCGAGGCTTCAGCAATCGCGTCTTCACGCGAGTACCCGGTGCCGTCGAACACCTGGCCCGCAAGGTGGGTCGGGTCCACCGAGCGATCCAACTGGAACAGCGTTCCGGGGCTGCTAGCGATGTACGCCGCAAGACCCGTGGGAACACGAGCCGCGCCGCCAGAGGGCCCGTCGCCGTAGTAGGTGAAGTAGTCGCCGTCCACGAGGCCCGCAATCGTGGTGCTGGGGGCAGCCGCGAAGGTCAGGGTCTTGTTTTGACGGTCGATTCCAGTCACCTGGGCCGAACCGCTACGAACCGTAGCCGAAACGCTGTCCGCGGAGATGGCTCCGAGGATGGCAAGCCGGTCGAAGTAGTTCATGTTCGTCGACGCGGCCATCGTGACCGTCGTGGTACCAGTACCCGACGAGGTAAGGCCGAGAGCGCCAGACCCGGTGCCGTAGTACATCGTGGCTTGCCAGTTGAGCTCCTTGTTCAACGTGGAGTCCATCGTGGCCTTCCACATCGACACAAGGCTGCCCTCGCCACGCGTGGCCGCCGCTTCCATGAGCTCGCCATCGATGCGGGCTACGGCGTAGTGGCGAACGCGAGTGAGGGTAAAGCGCTTGAACTGGGTCTCGGTCACCGCCGCTTGCGCGAGGGGGACGGAGGTACCAATGCCTTGCGCATCGCCGTGCTGAATCGGAACGTAGGCCCACTCTCCGCCGAAGGACGTGTCCTTCTTGACCCTGCTCTGGAACTCACGGGTGGATTGGATCGCCTTTTTTGGCTCTCCGTTCGGATACAGATACTTCATGGCCGCGTTCACGGCCGAAATGACAGGTAGAGACACTGCGAAACTCCCCTGGGCATCATGCCCAACAAGCGGTTAGCCCAGGGTTTCAGCAGGTTTAGCGGGCTAGCGGCGCAGCTGTAGTTTCACCGCTGCCATCGCCTTCCTCACCGACTCTTCTTCATCGTCGTCGGGGTCCGGCTCTTCGCCAATGCCACGCTCAGAGCCCAATGACCCTAGCGACAGGCCCCGCTTTTGGGGGGTGGTTACCCTCTTCGCACCCTTTGCAGGTGCGGCCACAGCAGAACTGTACTCTTGTTCCAAATAGGTTGCAAGGTCTTGTAAATCCACGGGCTTTCCCTTGGCCCGGTAATATTCCTCGGCAACTTCGTTGGCCTCTCGAATCAACTGCGGTGCTCGGTGGCCCGAAAACAGCCGCTGGAGGGTGGGAAAGTCGTCCGTGGTGGCCATCTGGTGAAACGTTCGGTTGGCCTCGATGTGAGCCCGCTCTATGGCCTGCTGCTGCATCCTAAGTTGTTGTTGTTTCTCAGTTTCTTGCTTCGACTTGAGCTCCTGCTCCAGGCGCTGGATGCGCTGCTCGTAGAGGGACTCCTTCTCTTGCTGCTTGTGCTCAGGGGTACCCACGCGAGCTAGGGCCGCAATGAACTCCTCGGGCTCCCATCCGCCCATACGAACGGCTTCTACGGGGTCCGACTTGAACTTCTTGAACCAGTCGACCGCAGCATCAATCTGCGACTCTTTCTGCTTCAGCTGCTCGGCCCGTTGCTGCAGTTCCATCTCCTGCTTCTTGAACTGCTCTCGTAAAGCCTGCTTTTCCTTCACCTTTTCGGTGCGCTGCTTGAGAATTCGCTCGATGTCCTCGAGGTCAGCCTCGTCCTTGGACTTGGCTTTGGCCTTCTCCTCCGTCTGAGGCTTCTGAGGCGCTTCCTCGTCAGTGGGCGCCTCTCCTTCCTCAAGGGCTTCCTTTGCGGCGTCTAGGGCCTCCTGGGGGATGTCCTCAAGGAGACCTCCGTCTCCAGAGGAAAGGTCGTCTGAGGTCGCTACTTCGGTCGTTGCTACGGCTGCTTCAGTCATGGTCCGTTACCTTGCGGGGGTTGACCTGCCCCGGGAGGGGGAGGAGGAGAGGCCTGGGGGGAAGGAGCTGGTGGCGGGGGTGGCTGTCCATGCCCTGGCGGGCCCTGCGGGGGCCCTTGCCCTGGGGG